TATAGTGGTTTTGTAAGATTTTCTTTATACACCAACAAAACTGAAAGAGGATTGTGTGGCACTCAGGGGTATAAGCTTTGGTACTTTCACGGAAGCGGTGGCGGTGGCCCAGTAACTCGCGGGGTTATCCAAACAAACCGACAAGCCGTGTATGTCGCTGATGCTGATTTTGTTGTAACGGGTCACACCCACGACTCATTTTCATTGCCAATCCAAAGAATCAAATTAAATCACCACGATATAATCGAACAATTTCGTCAAACGCACATCAAGGTCGGTGGATACAAAGAAGAATTTACAGATGGGTATGGTGGATGGCACGTTGAGCGGGGTGGACCACCTAAACCGACAGGAGCATATTGGATTAGATTTTATAGGGCAAAATATGATGGTAGTAAAAATAATTACGAATACGAAATTATCGAAGCTAAATAATAATTGACAAAAACCAAACTATCGTTAACGATAAAACTATGAGTTGTTCCAATTCCAAATGCAACCCGTGTGGGCCAAGTGAAGATGCAATGAATGCAATTGCGAATCGCGCAAACTACTATGCGAGGGTAGCGCAATTAGCGGCAGATCAAATTGCGGGATTTGAATCGCTTTACTTGGGGGCAAAGGCAACCGCGCCAACTGTAGATAACGAAGGTGATCCACTTATTGAAGGGGCATTGTATTTCAATACAACAGACGATACAATGTATGCGTGGAATGGAACTGCTTGGGGAACTGTAGCGGTATTTAATGAGAACACAAACTACCAAGTCACAAGCACTCCAACCGCTCGCAATCTCGTTACCCGTGGTGGAGACATAATCAATGTCAAAGATTTCGGCGCAGTTGGTGATGGAGTTACTGACGATGCTCCTGCTATTCGGGCGGCATTAGCTTTTGCAGTGACAAAATCTACAAGCACAGTTTATTTCCCTTACGGAACATACAATCTTGCAACATTTGAAGATGGGACTACAACTTGGGATTCTGATTTATATGCTTTAAAATCAATTTTGCATTTTAGAAATACAGGTGATTTAAAAGATTTTAACATTATTGGTGATGGGGCAACATTGACATCTGGACTTTGGGCGCAAAATCCAAGAACGCTTTATTACCATTTTTCCGGGTTGGGCGTTGGAACAAATAAAGGCCCATCAGTAATGGTTTTTCTTGAAATATCAGGTAAAAATGAAACAATTATTCAAGGAATAGAATTTGTCCATAGATTTGGTGGTACAGGAGAAAGGCCATTAAGAACTGTTTCTAATAATCAAAATTTTCAAGAATACGGAGGAACTATTGCAATTGCTGCAAATGAATCATTTGGTTTCCCAATAGGAACAGATTGGGAAGCTATTCTTGTTGCAAAGATTACAGTAGATAATTGTAAATTTAGAGATTTTGGTTCTGTGCTTGATACTTGGTTTATGCAGAATGTTAATTTTAAAAACAACCAAATCACAGCAAAATACGGAAGAGCATCATCTGTTCCAATTTCTCAACACACTGTTCTTAATTTACATTCTGGGTTTACTGTAAATTCAAATGTATCAAATAATTTTTCAGATGCTTGCACTGAAAGAGATTTAACATTCTTGCAATCTTCTCCATACAGTTCCTCAAGAACTGTTGAGGGAGTAACATTTCAATATGGAGGCGATCCAAGTTTTGGAATTTCTGGTGGATACGAAAATTTTTATCATTCTGGATATAGTCTCCGCGAATCAATCTGCAACAATACTATTGTAGGTTGCAATATTGAATCAATTAAATCTGAATCTGGTTCATTTGCTACATATTATCCAGAATACATAAACAAAACGCAGTTTGTTGCAAATAATAATAATATAAATGCAACTCAACCATTAGGTTCAAGTATTTATGGTGGAAGTGGAATTACTGCAAGTGTGAGTAATTCTACAGTGGTTGGGAATAATATTACAAATTGTGAAGTTGGTGTTGCTATAAATCAACAACACGCAACAAGAAATATAGAGAATATTTTAATATCTGGGAATACTATTCAATATACTGCGTATGGAGATACTGGATATTTTAGTTCTCCTCAAGTTTTTTCCTCAACTGGAATTACATTAGAAATAGACAATGGCAAATCAATTATAGATGGAAACAACTATGTTGTAAGAAAACCATTTGATTCGTATGGAGGATCAAAATTTAAATATGCTTTTTCTTTAGTTAGAAATTATACTAACGATGTTATTGTTTCAAATAATAATATTACGCTTTCTGATTTACGAAATGTGAACGATAAATTTGTAGCATTTTTGTCAGCTGCAAAAGGGGTTATCTACAGAAATAATGTAATATCAGGATATTATTATTTTGTTGACAATTTTGGCGGAACACCATTTACAACTTTTGGGCAATGCGATCAAATTTGTGCAGACAATATTTTTGATGGGAAAGAATATTTCATTTCATTTGATGGTCAATATGGGTTCCAACAACATAAAGATCAATATTTCAAAATATATCCATCATCTACTGGATGGTATCAAGCAGTGGCTGGAAATAATGATAGAGAAATAGGTTTATTCGGAATAAATATAAGAGATCATCTATATAGACAAAATACAAATGCATCAGTTTCATTTAGAGGATTTGAATACAGTCAAGATAATTGGATCACGGCAAATATTATAAATAATGCTGTAACATCATGGGGAAATTCGGGTGATGCTGTAATTTCAAAAATTGCATTATCAACTACTGGGGCAGTTGGCGTAATAAGTAATGCTATATTTTTCATCTGGTTTTATGTAAATAAAATTTTTACATCAATTCCAGTAAAAATAACAGGTGGAGGTGGATCGGGGGCAAGCGCAACCGCTAATTTTGCAAATGGAGTATTGACATCAATTACAAGTCTTGTTGGCGGCAGTGGGTTTACTTCATTACCAACTTGCACAATTTCTCCAATTTTTAATCAATACCAACAATATGACATAAATTGGACTACTGCTGCCGTTCTCACACCAACAATATCTGGAGGGCAAATTACAGGTATTGCAATTACAAATGGAGGAACAGGTTATGGATCAGGAACAAGCATCAAATTTAATCAAAATATATTTGAAGATCAATCTGTTTCTGGTGGAAATGTTGGAGTTATCACAATTTCACAAATAATTAAATCTGACAATGTTGTTTCATCTGTTCCAACATCTTCAAACTCAATGATTGTTGATTTAATAAACGGGTCAAAGTCAATGACGATGTATAATCCTGCTGGGCTTTCCGGTGGAACACCAAGATATGTTTTGGGAACTGGAATAATAACGCAAGCATCTGGAGTTCCTTCTTCAACACCAGAATTTATTGGGCAGGACTATCTTGATACTGCAACAAACAAATTCTACAAAGCAAAAGGAACTGCATCGTCCGCAGATTGGGTTGCATTGAACTAATGAAGCACTTTCTCGTCATTGTTATCGTTGCTCTTGCTGGTTGCGCCTCGCTGCCAGTAGAGCAACCTGCCTTCGCAGGACGCTACAGGAACGCTTGTCTTCCCGAAGCAATAGCAATGGCGCAGGGATTGCGAGAAAAAGCGATACAGACCCGTGTGCTGCGAATACAGACGAAGGAATGGGGTCATGCAGTATGCGTTTACCTCTACCCAACAGGAGCAAATCGGCTTTATGCTTGGGATAGCTACTGGCAGAGCATCAATCTCCGCGCATGGTTTGACAATCCTGACAGCATAGCCAGTGCTTGGCTCGACTACGCTCATCCTAATTTAACGCTTGTCAACGCAACTTTCCTTGATTAAATTATCGTTAACGATATTATGAGCTACTGCACACCTTGTCCACCATGTGATGCTGACTATCCTGTATTCTGCGAATCGTTAGAGACAACGGATAGGGCTACAGCATTTGTAGTTGAAGATTCCTCATTCTGCCAAAAAAGAATTACTGGCACAGAGGGAAGCATTCCGATAATCACAGATGGATTTATTAAGTTCACTCAAGCAACAAGTGCTAACACGCCAAATACAGTAGTATCCAGAGATTCGACTGGTGGGGTTGCGTTTTCTTCTATTAGCGGAACTGAGCTTTTGTTAAACAACCCGACTGGTGACACTCGCATTGAAGTTGGTGGGTCTGGAAATGTTTACATGGATTTGAAAAATCCAAACTCGGATGATTACGATCTCCGCATCCAAGCCGTTGGAACAATACCAAGGATATTTACTAACGCAGCGATCCTTCAGATTGATGGAACGAGTGTAAACCTCCAATCAAATACCAATGGTAGTGTAGGTATTGGAACGAATACTCCAGCAGTAAAACTGGACGTATCACAAACTCAAGCAGCACAGACCGCAGTGCGAGTAGTAAATACTGATACGTCTAGTTTAGCATCATCTTCGTATATCGCTACCCAAGGTGGCGTTTCAGTTGATCTTACAGCAGAGCAAAACGCGCAAGCTGAAGTAGGAACATCTTCGGCGCATCCGCTCATCATAAAATCCAATGATACTGAGAGAATGCGCGTAACAAGCGCAGGTGATGTAGGAATTGGAACTTCTTCTCCGCAAAAAAAACTTCATGTAAATGGAACACTTAGACTTCAAGGTCTTCCAACCTATGCAACAAATGCAGCTGCAATTACAGGAGGACTAGTTGCTGATGATGTTTACAAAACATCAACTGGAGAACTTCGTATTGTTGTTTAATTTACTTAAAAAAATATCATGAGCGACTGCACACCCTGCCCACCTTGCGACACAGAGTTTCCTGTATTCTGCGAAGGACTCGAAACAACTACAGACGGACGCAAACTTGTAGTAGAAGATCACGCATCCTGCCAAAAGGTATTACTGGAACCAACTGAGGTTTCTGTTCTTCAGTATGACCAAAACAACGATGTTGCTTGGAAGAGTGGTTCATTGACAGCACCAATCAGGCTACCAAGTTTGCAACTCAACGCAGTCAATGTCGCGCCGAAGATCATGGTTCTTTTGGCAGATGGAACTGTAAGACAATGGCAACCTACTGACACTGGAGATAACTTCTTGGCTTACTGGGATGGAACTCAATGGAAAATCGGCAATCTCGCATCACTCCTCCCTGCTGGTAACGGAGTCTTGGTCAAAAATGGTAGTTCATTTTCACTTGCAAGCGGAATCAATGGAGAATTTCTGCAAGTATTGAGCGGGAGCATCCAATTCAACCCTACAATTCCGGGTGGCATACCGACTGGAACTGTTGTTCCATTTGCTGCAAACTCCGCTCCTTCTGGATGGGTTTTGTGTAATGGTGGACTATATGGAAGAACAAGTGGTGATCCATCTCCACAACCTAACTTGTTTGGAGTTATTGGAACTACCTATGGTGCTGGAGATGGTTTAACGACATTTGCTGTTCCAGACTTACGAGGAATGTTTGTTCGTGGATTCGATAATGGAAGGGGTATTGATCCACTTCGTGTGTTTGGAACCACTCAAGCAGATGCTTTTAAATCACACAATCACACAGGACTAACTGGAGGTGCAACCGCAAACCATTCACATTCATTTAGTGGAACAACAGGAACAGATTCACCAGATCATACCCATGCTTACTCAGTTACAGGATTTCAATCACAGCCTAATGATTTTGAAAATGGAAGCGGAAAAAAAGCTGTTTATACCCCTCAACAAACTGGTGGCGCATCTACTCGTCATGCCCATTCATATTCTGGAACAACAGGTCTTATGAGCGCGGATCATCAACATGGTATTACAGCAGATGGGTTGACAGAAACTCGCCCTCAAAATGTGGCGATGAATTACATTATCAAAACATAATGCCAGCAGAAGGATCAGTCTTTGATGGATTCACAAGTGTTATAGCACAAGACGCTGCAACACACCCATCGTATTTGCCAGAGATGTATGTTGCGGAATCAGTTAACAGAACATTCCGAGGTGGCATCAACCGCACTCGTCCGAGTATCCGAAACATCAATATCGTCGCTGGCACGGGACAGCCAGAGACTATCGTTAACGATATTCAGAATGGCAACTTTCAAGGCGCGTATCCATATCGGAGGACAACATACGAATCTGCTGATGGAATAGTCATATCAGTCGCTGGCGTAATCTACTTTCTGAAGATGGTAAACAATGTTGCTTACGCATACAAACTTCCTGTAGCAAGTGGATGGGCATGGAATGATCCGAGCTTGATGCACACATTCTTCGTGCAAGCCGAAGACCAACTTTATATCCAAAACGGATACCAGAATCCAATTGCATGGAATGGTGATCTTTCAGTAAACGCAGTGAGGCTAAATCCATTCAACAGAGAAATGCCGATTGGTACGATCATGGAGTATGCGTTTGGGCGAGTATTTGTTTCTGATAGATTTAATCAAATCTACGCATCAGATATTATCTTTGGTAATGGATTCACTGACACTGAAAATACCCGTAGATTCACCGAGATAACTTATTGGGAATTGGGTGGAGCCTTTTCTACTCCAAGCATGATGGGCAATATAACTGGCATGAAAGTAATGCCAGAGCTTGGATTGAACCTTCGCGGCCAAGGTCAATTGGTAGTCTTAACTGGCAACGGAGCGTTCGCAATGGATGTCTCTATCCCAAGAGCGCAATGGAATACAACTAACATCCAGCGCATCTCATTACTTGGGCGCGGATGCACAAGTCCATACCTAGCCTTAGTAAACTCTGAGCTTTGGTTTAGATCACACGATGGTTGGGCGTTCTATTCCAATACTCAATCTGAGTTTAATAGATACTTCTCGCTTCGTAAACTATCGAGAGAAGTAAACAAGTGGGTTGACCGAGACACGCCTTGGCTCAGACAGTTTGCTTCTACCATGTTTTTTGACAACTACCTATTAAGCACAGTTGCACCTGAGATTGCTAGGACAACTGCACCCGGATTGCATAGGTATCATCGTGGGATTATCGCATTGGACTTAGATCAATCGGCAAGCCCATCACCTGACGCTCAACTTTCTTTCCGCTGGAACGGACTATGGACTGGCATTCGACCAACTCAAATGGTGTCAGCATTACTAGCAGGACAGAAACGAGGCTTTGCTTTCTCCTTTGATAACGACAACAAGAATCGCTTATACGAAGTAACTTCAGAACAAACTGACGACTACGGCCCAAATGGTGTCAGGCAGATTGAATCCTTCTTCACAACTGGAAGGTATGACTTCAACAGAAGCGGGGCAACAAATAAGTTCCTTCGTAAAAAAATTACTGGTGGAGAAATGTGGATGAGTGAGATTAAGGGAGAAGTTGAAAGCTATGTTGAGTTTCGCGCAGATAGCAACCCTTGTTGGTCAGAATTAAAAGTCCCAACAAAGTTTGGTTGTGATCCATGTTCTCCAATAGCCGTTGATTGCGTCCCTCAACGGGGCGGTAATCGCTACAAACGCTACAAGTTTAACACACCTGATCCAAGTGAATGTAATGACTTGGCAGGCATCCCATCGGTAGAAGGAAGCGAGTTTCAAATCAAAATCAACCTAACTGGGTCAGCGACCATTGATCGAGTGAGATTGATGGCAAACATCAAGAACAACGACGATTCCCCAGTTGGCGACTGCCCAGAAGAAAATGAGGAATGCGAACCATTTTTATGTTGCCAAGAAAAATACTGGGATTATAGTATCGTCACTTAATTTATGGACAATCAAGATTCATCTCCCGCGCTTATATTTCCATCTGTTCCAGATGATTTCTGTCCATCTGGTAATTGGACTCAAGTATTCCAGCAATTTTCTGATGTTGTTCTCGCGTCTGGAACTGTAAACATCCCAGGCCTATCTGATGTTACGCCGCAGCAAATCCAAACCATTAACGATTATCTGCAAAACTTGCAGAATCAAATTGATGTCCTTGCTACTACACAAGTAAGACAAGGCACAATTACTGGATTGGTAGTAGGAGATCAGACTGTAACTGTTACATTTGCAACTGCAATGCCAAGCAGTAATTACACTATTTGCTTCACACCACACACCAACGCTGGTGGTTCATCGTCAGCTCCAATTTTTGCGGTTCAAACTGGATCGCAAACCATTACTGGATTCACGGTCTTTATTGACCAGAATGTGGCTACAGTAACAACAGTGGATTGGGTAGCAATCCATTCAGCATAACAACCAACCAAAACAAAAATATGACACCACTAAAAGGAACCGATCCTAAACTTGTATCTGGCGGCTCACCAACTCGCGGAAGCATCCGTGAAGGTATGGGCAATATGCCTAACCTTGGAGCTAAAAAGCCAAGCATCTACACGACTGCTGGCACTCCAAAGCAGGGCTACCAAAAGTAATTATCGGTAACGATAATCTATGGGCGATACCCTCGAAGAGATGGTAGAGCTTGTGAAGGGGTTTGTCGGAGACTCTGGCACTTGTTCATACGAGCGCGGAGTCAAAGCGGTAAACCAAGCAAGACGACTACTATGGAATAAGCGAGCTTGGACTACTCAAGAAGAGTACGTCCAGATTTGTTGCGTCAACAATTGTTTCACGCTTCCATCTCGCTATGAGCAAATCAAACTTGCGTGGATTGGGGATGACTCGGTTAGTTTAAGCGATGAATGGTTCAATGCAACCAACGCTTTTGCACTGCAAGCAGGCAACTCATGCCATAGGGGTATTACTGAGATTGGTGGATTCCACGTTCTCTTTCGGGACTACACTACAAACCCATACCAACTAGGAATCATCGCGGAGGACATTGCAGATGTCGGGGTAGAGTTGATGTTTGAAGTACAGGATCAATACGATACTTATCACAAAGTAAAATTATTCGCCGCGCAGAGTCCAAATCTTGCGAAGACCGACCTGCTTGTAAAGGGAGTTAGATCAGTATCCAAGCCAGTAACCAAAGGTAGAATTCGTGTTTACGCTTACGACATGGAGTTGCAGGCAAGGACTCTAATTGCCATCTATCAACCTAACGATGCTAACCCAAGTTTCCGCAGGTTCAAAGCTCCCAAGACGTGCGAGTGTATCACGCTCTACGCATCCAAAAGATACTTTGATTTAATCGAACCTAAAGAATTGTGTGAGTTCATTCCTGACGCGATGATCTATGCAGTCCTTGCATTAAACTCTAGAGAGAATCGTAAAGCTCAAGAGTTCATGCAAAACTTGGCATTGGCCGTGCAGGAGCAAGAGAAGGAGATGGAGGGAACAGAAATACCTACCGCCGCCCCGATTCGCTTCTCTAACTATAGTCGAGCAGATAACCTGATTGGATCTGATATTCTATCACCAACACCCAACGATTACTTTCTTTACCGATGACTTTAACGATTCCAGACAAGATCGACGCAAGAAGTGTGGTTGGGTATGGTGATCCTGATTACGATCTTAACTTGCTGGATGTTGAGATTCTAAAGTTACCCCCAAGGGAGTGTCCATTGATTCATAGATTTACACCGGGTATGTATATTCGGGAAATCTATATGCCGAAGGATACGATTCTCACAACTTTGCTTCATCTGACTACGCATCCATTCTTCGTCATGAAGGGCGATGTGACTGTCTGGTATCATGGCATCCCTGCCCACCGATATAAAACAGGCTACACGGGCATCACAGAAGCAGGAACAAGACGTATGCTTTGCACTCACAAAGATACAATCTGGACAACCTGCCATGTAACAAATTTAACTGATCCAGACGAAATTATTGACACGATCACTTCTAGAGACTTTAATCCTCACATCGCCAAGGAAGACCCTAACGTACAAAAGTGGCGGCACAATCGAACTGATTTAATCAAATGAGCTTTTACCACCATCCAGAAGAAAGAAACAAACATCGCATGATGTTTCATACTAGCGCGTTTGCTATTGGTGCTGGTGTAGTTGCTGTAGGTGCAGCGGCGGGTTCAGCGGCTATCTCCATGTCGGCAGCAAATA